TCCTTTTATATCCGAGAAATCGCCAAAGGCGATTTCAGGTTATATAATCGGCGATTTAAAAGTGCAAAGGTGTAAAAAAACAAATCCAATATTGGATCGATCATCCAACGGAAAAAACGATAGAAATTGTTGAATTATTTTATTGAATATTTTTTTGTATTCTATTATATATAGAATACAAATGCCAGGTTATATTGAATTTTCGAATCCAGTAAGTGTAAAAACTTCCCCTATTTTACCAAGAGTTTCCAGATTTTCTATGCAAAGCTTTTTTTCCGATAATTCAGCAGTATGTTATAAAAAACATAATTTATATTATGGTGGTGTTGGAACCGTTCGTAATGCAAGAAAAAAAGCATGGAAAACCTAGATAGATTTTTCATTTGCTTTTTTATGTAGATTTTTTTTATGAATTGTAGAATTTTTTTATGTAGAATTTTTTTATGTAGATTTTTTTTATGAATTGTAGAATTTTTTTATGTAGATTTTTTTTATGAATTGTAGATTTTTTTATGAATTGTAGAATCTAAAGTTTAACATATTTTATTTCCTCATCTAAATGTTGAAAAATTTCATCCACTTCCAAACCTTCAGCCAATAATTTGGAAACATTTTCTGGACTATATACTCTTCGATAAAGAGTATCTAATCTCTCCTCATAGCATTCACGCAAATAAGATTTTATATTTCTCAAGAATAAATATTGACGACTTCGTTGGCTTAAAAATTCATCATATTCAGAAGAATCACAGCAATGTATTTTATAATTTTTCATTACCGCATCCTTATTTAGTATATGTTCTTTATAATATTCATATACATGCAGACGATATTTAACATAATCACTTACAGGTTTAATAGGTCTATATTTTGGAAACATTTTATTGATTTTTTTAGATGCAATTGTGTAAAATACTTTTTTTAAATTCAATTTTTTGTAAATGTTGTTTACACCATGTATTTCGATTTGAATTCTTCAGGTGTTAATATCGGTATTCGATTTTCATTTGCATATTTTGTTTTGTTCGATACATCCTCATGAGATTTCACAATTAAAACAAAGACATCCTTTTTCATCGTATCTTCAAAAATAGCACCTACATTTTTCATATATTCAATAATTTCTTTATCACGCACTTTTGTCATGACTATTTTTTTTCCGTATAGTGTATTTTCTGATACACCTTGGGATAAACCTTGGGATAAACCTTGGGATAAACCTTGGGATAAACCTTGGGATAATAAACCTTCCAATCTACAATCTCTCAAAAATTCTAAAAATACAGGAATATTCGAAACAAAACTATTTGCATTTTCTGGACCAATACCATCAATAGTTTGTAACATTCTCTTTTTTTCATCCATCGATTCCAAACTCGTTAAAATCAACGGAAATTTCTCCATAATAGGTCTCATTTTTCGTTCACCTAAGCCACGGCCCAATACATTCGATGCAACCATGATATCCATTAATGTAGCAGATGACACTTTTTCATGAATACCTTTATATATTTTTTCCACCATTTTCTCTTTAAATCCCTCCACTTTTTCAAAATCCGATTTCTTCATTTTCAATATTTTCGCTACACTATCAAACCCCGCTTTCATTATTCGTTTTACATTTCCACTGGACAATCCATCTACTCCAAGTCCCACGAAAAAGGCCGTGATATTTTTTTCCATAACTACTGGATCTTCCATTCTATTTTCAATCACAATATCCACATGTGTATCTGTCCATTGATAAGCTACTTCCGGCATTTTTGCTTCTTCAGCAGCTACAGTAACGGAACGAATATATGGTATGACATCACCTGAACGAATCATTTGTATAACCGCACCTATTCCTATTTTATTTTCTTCAATAAATTTCGCATTAAATCCAGTCGCATATTCAATTGTCACACCACCTAATTGTATGGGTTCAATACGAACACGCGGTTTTAAATATCCGCTTTTACTAGCTGTCCATATTACATCCACTACTTTTGCTTCTGCCATTTGATCCGATAATACCATTTTAAATGCAAATGCATGTTCTGGATTACCCGATTTACGAGGATATATTTTATCATCGGTCACAATCATACCATCTATTTCATATTCATAATGTTGACGCCAATCGATGAGTTTTGCGGATAATTGTTCATTTGTCAATTCTCGTGTTTCTTCAAATAAAACTACTTCATATCCCATTGTATGTAATAATTTTAATTGATCACTTGGGTTGAATGGAGGATATATGACTTCATAAGCAACAAAATGTAAATCTTTTATTTTTGTATCTACTGTCTTTGCATTGATAATTCCAGAAACTAAATTACGAGCATTTGCAAAAGTCTTTTTATATTTTTGTTCAAATATAGTTTTCGGTAAAATAAATTCACCACGAATGACGAGTTGTTTCCCTTCTGGAAATTTCATATACTTTATTAAATGTGAAATATCTTGACCAACCTTACCATCACCGCGGGTATATAGTTTTTTTTCTCCATCATCATTTATACATAACATGCCACTTACACCATCTAATTTACAAGATACTACATATGGACCATGATATTTCGCTTTCCAATTTGAAAGTGCTGTCGTATCCGGTTTTATTTTATCCATTGACGGCATTTCGTATGGTAATTTCGTTTTATTTTTCTCGACTGGTGCTCCCACTTGTTTATGTATCGTGTTTGATGGATATTTTCGCTCCATATATTCTTTTAAAATATCATATTGATGATCATTGATTATAGGTTCTCCATTATAATAATCGTTATTTGCTTGTAAAATCAAATCCGACAATTCTTTTTCAGATAATGTTTCTAAGTAATGAATACCTTGTTTTTTATACCAGTGAAGATTTGAATCCATGTCCATGTTCTTATACTATAGTATATAAAAAAGAAGTCTATAAATCGTTTTGATCAATTTTATTCCGTCAAAGAAAAAAGTATTTACATTTTACACATTTTACACATTTTACACATTTTACTCTTCAAAAACTATTTACATTTACAAATTATATTTTTATGATATTTATTATACATATCTTCAGACGGAGTATCAGACCATTCAGATTCAGACTGAGTATCAGACCATTCAGATTGAGTATCGGAACATTCTTCACCACAGTTGAATGAATCACCCTGTAAGGATCGAATATAATTTCCACATTTACTACAAAAGTTAGCCCTTATTTGAACATGTTGATTATACCATCTGGAATGACCATGGTTTCGTCTATCTTTTTTTTTGAAATCATCTCTATCTACAATATATGCAAAAAGATAAGTATGGGACTCAATATCCATATTCATATTCGTATCACTTTCTTCAATCAAATAATTGACACAATCTTGAATATTCTCTTTATGTAGATGACGAAAATATTCTTCATTCTCTTGATAAAATAAATATTCGTTTACTTTATTTATGACATCTTTCGGTAATTTTAGTTGATGAATCGTTACAATTACATTCATTTTTATTATTTTATTGTTTGATATGTTCGAATCGATTTTTTAACAAAAAGTATTTCAATTTTTTTGAATACATTTACAAATTATTTTTTCATTATATATACGAGTACGATTGTAATGTTGCTTTTTATAATTTCCACAATAATAACAAAAGCATGTATCGATATCAAGTGATTGATTTGGTGTAGTATGTCCATTGTCACGGTTTCTTTTATGATAATCATCTCCATCGTAATAAAACCACATTTTATACCTTATACCGCCATTCACATCCATATATTCTTGAGATTTGATATCATCATAACTTAACATCAAATCCAACGAATCCATATCTAGAGAATCTTCCTCTACATTCATTTGTTTCTGTATATTTTCAATGATCTTATTTTCATTATCATGACCATTATAAGAATAATAGTTATGATAACAATTCAAATACTCAATCGTATACTCATCATTTTCATTGTGATAATCAATCGAACAAACAATTTCATAACTTATTTGAGTCATCCATATCAAATTCGTTACATATTGTTGAATATGTTGATAATGCTTTTCACGATAATTATGATTGACATCGTAAAATAAATATTCATTTATTTGGTCTAATAAATCTCTTGGTAATGAAATTTGATAAATTGTTGCAAGTTTCTTATGCATAATTTCACTCGTTTTATTCAGCTGCATTTTTAACTTCGTTTTTAAATCTTAGGTAATATAAATCTTAGGTTAGGATGCAAGTAATCATGTTCAAAAAAAGTTTTTCAATTTTTTGAAAAACTTTTTTTATCGCAGAGTAAGTAACTAAAAACCAGGAGCATCTGTAAATATTTGCACTGCATTTGCATTTAATGTTTTATTATCAGTCACCACATTTAAAAAATCGCCAATAGAACTGTCAAATTGAAAAAATAAAAAAGATGCAATCGATCCACAAATAAATACTACAACTGCATCACGAACAAAATATTTCAATGGTTTCCATTCCTTTTCTAAATATTTCATTTCAATGAATTTAAACAAACAAAAAAGGATCGTTATGAATATCGATATGACAAATACTTTTTCCATGTATACAATCATACACTAATTTTTCAATTCGGAACAAACGCAAAGAATAAATGCCATACCCATTCCATATAACGACCGGATTCACCAGATGATAAATTTGTATTCAATATCCATTCATATAAATTTTCGTAAAATATTTTGGGTAACCAACGAATATTATCACGATGAACTAAAAACTGAGCAGAACCTCGATATCCTTCTGTCCAATTTGGATTATGTAATGTATCGAACGGAATATACTCGTCTATATATTTTCGATACCATTTCATCACTTTTTCATATCCATAATCATTGTTTCGAATATCTCCTAAAATAATTTTATCATTCACATTATAATATTTGCGTTTTGACAATATAGCAATTTCAAAATGATTGATTATACTTCCACTATGATGCCAAGCATATTCTTCATCATGACAAAAAAATGTATATTCCGGTAATTCATCATAGAAATCAATAATGTATTTTAAATAAACACTTGCTTCATTTCCTTTATTTCTGGGAACATTGTATGGATTTTGTGGATTTTCTTTGTCATATACCAGAATATTTGCATGAGGACATACCTTTTTCATTTTTTCTGTCCAACTTGTATCTCGATTATAACGACTTACTACAATATTCATTTTCCTTTGTTTTTTCCTTATATACTTGTCAAACATTTTTTCTATTTAGAATTCAGAAAAAATAATTTTCCATGTATGTTCCAATACAAATCCATTCTTTTCATCTGATAATAACCATTCTTTTAATCGAATATAAAAATCCAATGGACGACGGCGAATCGTATCTTTATGAACCATAAAAAATGCAGCAATTTCCGTGTAGTATAAACTAGGTAAAACGATTTCAAATTGATCACACAAATCTCTGATAGAATATGGATTCGGAAAATGTCCTGATATTTCACACATTCCATCAATAATCATTCGTGTCCAATTATAATTTCGACCATTCCATATACATTTATACTGATAAAAAGGTTGTTTCGTTTCAATTAGATACATCGTTTTCTCGACAAAATCCGTATTATCTGTAATGTGATTATTTGTATCATCTTGTATAAAAATCGTATAATCGTCCAAATTGTCATAATTTTCTATAATATGTCGTAAATAGGTTTCACCTTCACGCCCAATATTTTCAAGGTCTCGAATTTCCAGTTTTTTTTCTGGAAAACCCGCCGTCGATATTTCTTTACCCGATTTATTGTAAATAACAATATCTATTGTATCCGGTAATTTACGAATTAAATCTAAGAAATGGAGATTATTATAATAGGCCACCAATAATTTACACTTCGACATTTGTAATAAAAGAAATACAGAAAAATCTTTATACTTTTTAGCAAAAAAATATAAAGTAATATTATATTCGAAAGAAAAAATGAATCATTCCGATAAAAAACCGCATAAATGGTCCATGAAATACAAAAAATCAATCAATTGCAAAAAACCAAAAGGATTTTCACAAAAACAATATTGTAAATATGGAAGAAACAAAACAAGAAAAAACAAAACAAATAAAAATAAATCAAATTAAAATAATTCTTCTACATCATCTAGCATAAAATCCTTACTAATTACTGGATTTTTATCTTCATCCAATACATCAAATCCAGTTAAATCTATCAAATCGTCGTGTATTTTTAATCTCTCATCTTCTTCATCACTTTCTTCTTCTAATCGCCTTTGTAATGCACGAGAAGTACTTATTTCTTCTAATCGTTCAATCGATTTTGGTGCTTCCACTTTTTTAATAGAATCTTTTTCATCCAAAATGGAATCCATATCATTAAATGTTAATCGTGTAACAACTTCTTCATTATCTATATTTTGAATGGATGGAACAATCGATGGAATTTCGTCTTCTTTTTTAGATGAATCCGCTACCTCCGTTGGTTTTATTTCTTCTTCTTTGGTATCTGGTTCCGGTTCTTCCAATTTCTCAATAATGACTTCTTCTTCTTGTTCTACACTTTCATCCATATATGCACGAATAATGTCTTCCGTCGGTATACTTTCACGAATTGCCATTAAAATACATTCTTGAACAATCATTTCTAATTCCCGATGATTTTTTTGATATTGTAATTGATTGACCGTTTTCTCAAATAAATAAACATTCATATAGACTTTACGAGCAACATGAATATATACTTTATGAATAAAACTATCTAGTTTTGGTATAGATATGTCGATCTTTTTCTGTTTGTTTCCAACACGAATCGATGTCAATATTTTTAATTGTATAATATGAACACAGGTGATTAAATCTTCTAAATAATTGCAACCACTTCGTTCAATAATTCTTTTTCGTTCTTCTTCAATAATCGTATTATTCCATTTTGGTATTCTAGATAATAAATTTTGAAAGGTCATTAAATATTTATTTGCTTCATCATTATCTAAACATAATTTCCATGATTCATTAAAAATAGATCGAATACCTTCAATGACCAACGGTGTAAAAATACTTACTAAACGAGAACACCATTCATTTCTACTTTCATTTAAATTACTTAATACAAAATCATCCATGGTTTATTATTATACATAAAAAACAATATTCTTTTATACTCTTTTTTTCAAAAATTATTTATTATTATTATGCAAAAAAATTTGTTCAAAAATACATAACATTAATAATTTTTCACAACGATATTCGGATTTTATTCGATCAAAGGATATAAAAATATCCGATTTCGTTTTTCCATCGATTTTTTCCGTATTTTCCAACCATTTTATTAAATCAAAACAAGAAACGCCTTTTTCATAAAATTGTGTCGAATAATCAACCATAAAAGGATACGGATTCTCTTGACTTATAAAAAACAATTCCATTTTTTCTGTAATCCATTCATTCACTTCCTTTTCTACTGTTTGTATTTGTCCAATCTTATATTGATGTAAATTGAGAACCTTACCCTCTTTTATAAATTCCGGCACATATATTTCACAAAATCGCGATAAAATTGGGTTTAATAATTTATGTTTGTTCTCTACAATAATAAAAAATCTGGTATTGGAACTGAATAATTCAATACATCGTCGCAATGCACTTTGTGCATCAATCGTTAAATTGTCAGCATTAATTAATACAATTGTTTTAAATAAAACCCCCGAATTTCCTTGGATATTCGTTTTTGCAAAAAATTTCAATTCTTCTCTTATAAATTTAATGCCTTTCCCATGTGCACAATTGACAAACATGACATTCGTTTTTATCTTTTTCGAATCATTTTGATAAATTTTATTTAAAAAATGATCTACAATCGTTCGTTTACCAGAACCCGAAGAACCATGAAATAAAAGATGAGGTATTTTATTGGATTGATAAAAAGAATCTAATTTTTGATAAATATTTTTATGAATATCTAAATTCATGATGGAAGAGAACCTTGTATAAAAAACGCCATTTTTTTATATTTTTTTCCACTTTATACATTATCTATATTATTGTCGATAATCGTATTCAATCTCGATAATAATATTTTCGTTTGTTCTTCGTCATTCACATTGACAAATACTCTGATCAAATGATGTAGACATTTCCATCGATTTCGTTTATACAATATATAATTCTTGATTTCGTAATTGAACAAACGATCAATTTCCAAATATTGATTTCGACAAGAAAAAATATCTTGTAATTTCTTGTTTTTCTTCTCAATCAAATCTGGTAAATTCACATGATTTATTGGTAATGCATCAATTTGATTATAATAGGACATCAATTCATTACGATAATATTTTTCCTTCATTCGATATGATTTTAATTTTGCAAATACATTATAGGAATAAATGATAGGATATCGATGTCGAATCGCTTCTGGGATAATAAACTGGTTTGTGTCTTTGATTTCTTCCACTTTTTTCTCCACATTTTCTACAAAAGAATGCACTTTTTCTCTCATATGATCATCATCGATCAATAATACTTTTCCAGAAAGGAATTCACACATGGTCTGTAATTTATCAAATTGATAGGATGTCGTTTTATGTGCTTCTGCTTTTGCATCAAGTTTCAAATAAGATATAATACCTAATAAAAATGCATTGAATCCGGTTAATGCGGAAACGATGAGTGCTCCATAATAATAGGATTTTAAACCAATACTGAGAACCGTGCATGCGGAAGATATAAAAATGGCTGGTAACATGAGATAATTCAATGAATTTTCACAATAAGTTTTTGCATCAATATAGAGGATTTTTTGGCCTTTTAAGTATACGGCAATAAGATCGAGTGCAGTTGAATTTTGTGTTTTTGCGCCTAAATAAGCTTCACTAACCGATTTGGTGAATGTATGGAATGCTTCAATTTCATCGGTTGATTTGTCGGATTTTTTTATGTAATTGTATTGATAGGATAAATCATGTATATCTATTGGGATAGTTTCTTTTTTTTCGAATGAAATGTTCTCCGTTTTTTCCGTTTTTTCTTGCATGTTCTCTTTTTTTTCCGTTTTTTCTGTTTTTTCTTGCATGTTCTCTTTTTTCTCCGTTTTTTCCATTTTATTCATAGTTCTCTACTATTGATACATAATATATCCTTGCAATCTTTACGAAAGACCTTGAGCGAAAACCTCGTGCGAAAACCTCGTGCGAAAACCTCGTGCGAAAACCTCTCTCAAGAAAGTTTTTGAATATTCATTTGTTTTGTAAATACAAATCGTTCATGATACATGGTTTTTCGTCGTAAATTACAAGATAAACAAGCAATGACTACATTATCCACATTATGACCAAATGAATTATCTAATCGATCTAAAGTCCATTGTTTTGGTTCCCGAACCATTTCATAGAGAACCTGAACAGATTCTTTACAATAATAGCATTTATTCTCACTTTTTTGCAATAAATCAATCGTGTTCTCCAAATTGACAAATTTTGTTTCATCCAAAATCTTCTTTTCTATATCTTGCATCCGATATCCATATATTTTCCGATGAATTTGTTGAAGGATAAAATCACAATGTTCTTGATTCACCATTTTTTTTTCATGTATTTGTTCAATTAAATTCCATTGATGTGGAGAACCTAAATCATTTTCATCAAAAATCCATCGTTTTGTCGTCGTAATTTGTCTTTTTTGTCGCTCCTTTTGTGTTTTTACAGTTTTTTTAGTCAATGGTTTTTCAAAAGAAACCACTATTTTTTTGGTATTATTTTCAAGGTTCTCCATTGACTCTATGTTTCCCAGACATTTTATTTCGAATGATTCTACTATACTACTATGAATAAATCGCTTTTATCATTCTACCTTCCCTTGCAGAATCACTTTTACTATAATCAAAAGTAGCAAAACAACGAACTAAAAAACGATCCATTCCATCATATTTGGGAAAAAAAGGAGAACGGCCATGAACAGCATGATTATTATCAATAAAAATGATTTCCCCCGATTTTAAATTATGATGGGATCGATGGTGATAATATATATCAATGATTTTTTGTATGAAATGATCCGATTCTTCCGTGATTCCAAACATTAAATCTTGGTCAAACACAAGTCGATTTTTTTCATTCAATATTGCAAGGGGTCCTCGAATATCGCCTTCTATAAATTCATGTCCATCTAATTTAAATGATACATCGACACCGGTTTTCCATAATGGTTGTCGTAATAATTCCATTTCTTTTTCGGTCATATTTTCTACGATTCGTTGAAGTGGTAAAATATAGGTCAATGCACTAGGATCTCCACGAAGACAGGATAAACTTAAAATATCTGGTCGAAGATTTGAAAATGCTTGTTCTGTATGTATTTCTAATTCGGTATTACTTCCTAAACTTGTTTGAATCGCAGCCATCGATGGAATTGGAACAACATCTTGAAATAATCGACCATAACCTTCGGCTTCATATGCGATCATATCCCCCATAGCATGAATGAAAATACTTTGTATTTTTGCAAGATTGGTCGTTTCACCGATTTTCCATGTATTTCCTCGTGGTGTTGGTGGAAGGTTCTCATGATCAATCGGAATGGATCGAATCAGTAAAAAACCGAAATCAGGAGAACCATTCTTGACAAAATCCGATAAAATGGTAAGAATACGATCGGGAATATAAGCCGACAATTCTTTGGATTGTTGACAAAATAATTCGGGTTCTTCCGATGGATTTGCGGTTATTTTCATGGCAAGTTCCATCATTTGATTTATTTCTTTCGTTTCGAGTTCTATTTCCATGTATTCTATAGCATATACCTATACAATTTTTTACAAGGTTTTACGAAAAACATATAGATAGAAATGGCTAGTTACCAATAAAATCACATAAACTTGAAAAATGAATTGTCCAATATGTCACGAAAAAATGATGGATCATGTGGTAGAAACCGAATGCAATCACACATTTCATATAAATTGTATGTATGATTGGTGTAAAAAATTACAGGAAACGAATCAACCATGCACTTGTCCATTATGTAGAAATATCGTCGAATTATCATCCACTTATACTATGATTTGTGAATTAGAATATCAATATGAACTTTATGTTTACAAAAATAATAAATTATTGCAAATGTCAACTACATCGGAAAAAGAAAAAGAAAATGTAAAAGGGTATTTGTTTGGATTTGTTCATGCTTTTTTATCCAATTCAAAAATCGATTATAATAAAATAATATTTGATGTCAATTTGACGACAACACCATCCAAAATAAAGAGTAATATAATCAAATTGGAAAATTCCATTCGAAACCGTGAATATTTTCAACGAAAAATTGGTCCTTTCGATGGATATTCGTTTTTGATTCGTACAATCGTCGAATAAAATAATATAATTCAAAAAGGAGATAAACATATCTTATTATTAAAGGTATAAAGAAATCGTATAATTATAATGTTTACAAAAAAAACACCAGACAATGAAGAATTACAATCACAATCAGAATCATCAGAGAAACAATCCATGGATACATCGTCTGCAAAATACAAAAATATAATCAATTTATATCCAACGACGACGCAAACAAATGAAATGAATTACAATACCATTGATGAATTATTGGAAAAAGAAAAACAATATAATAAATCAGAAACATGGAATAAATTGGATAAAACATTAAAAATACAAAAGTTACATCAATTTGCTGAAAAATATGGTAAAGAACAATCATTACCTGTAAAAGAAATAAAAGCATTGAAATTATTTTTTCTGGATTGTTTAGAAAAAAACAAATTACAAAAAACGAAAGAAGTAAATTATGACAAGGAATCAAGGGTTATTCTTAGTATACCCGCATTACATTTTAATTTATTGACGAATCATTTTACATTGAAAAATGTAGATGCAAAAAGAGTATCTACTTTAAAATCTCTTACACCAAAAAGAAATATTTCTTTACCAAATTTACAAAATGATTCGGAGAAAAATTGATTTCTCCATAAACCAAATAAATAGTAAAATATATAGATAAACAATAACCAACGACCAACAACCAACGACCAATATGGATAAGTTTTTGATCGATCTAACCGATGAAGAAATATGGGACATAGAAGACGAAATTTTTGATAGAATGAATTTGTATTTTGAAACAGAAATGCCAAAATTATCATCGCCGAATTTTTACGAAGATTTTATTGAAAATATCGCACAATCTTTATTTGAATATTGGTTAGACTGCGAACTTTGTAAAGAAGATGATTATGAAGATATTGTAGAAATGATTGAAACATACGCAGAAACTTATTTTGAAATGAATCATATACCAAAAAGAAGTATACAATATGTTACAAGTGAAGATATGCCGGAAAATATCAAAAACCAGCAGGAAATTCAATCGAAAATCGATCGTTTAAAATGTATACCACAAGCAAAACAAAGAACACCAGAATGGTATCAAATGCGTAATAATTTAATTACAGCTAGTAATATTTGGAAATGTTTATCTTCGCAAGCCAATCAAAATAGTATTATTTATGAAAAATGTCATTCGATTGGTGAAAATTCATCGAATTATGATCGTATGAGAATGAATACCGAATCATCGACTCATTGGGGGGTAAAATATGAACCCGTTACGGTGATGGTTTATGAAAATATGTTTCAAACAAAAGTCGACGAATTTGGTTGTATTCCACATCCAGTATATTCGTTTATTGGTGCTTCACCAGATGGCATTAATACGGATCCGACAAACATAGAAAGATTTGGGCGTATGATTGAAATTAAAAATATATTTAATCGTGATATTACAGGTATACCCAAAGAAGAATATTGGATACAATGTCAAGTTCAAATGGAAACTTGCGATTTGGATGAATGTGATTTTGTTGAAACGCGATTTAAAGAATATGAATCCGAAGAAGCATTTTATGATTCGTCAGTAGAAACAGAATATAAAGGTGTCATATTGTATTTTATCAAACGATGTTCTTCCTTAGAAGATGCGTCTACTAGTTCAAAACAAATTGATATGAATGTAGTCAATCAACCATATTATGTATATATGCCGTTGGATATAGATGTATCACCGAATTCAATCCATCGATGGATCGAAGATCAAAAAAAAGAAAAAAAGGAGGAATTCGTATTATTTAAAACCATTTATTGGTATTTGGATGAAATATCTTGTGTTTTTATTCAACGAAATCGTCTATGGTTTGAAAGTGTATTACCAAAAT